GTTATAAAGGTATGATAGATTTAGCCTATAGGAGCGGTCAGTTTAAAAGTATATATGCACATGCAGTTCATGAAAACGATGATTTTGACTATCAGTATGGTTTGAATCAGGACTTAAAACATAAACCGGCTGCTAAGGATAGAGGAGAAGTAATAGGTTATTATGCAGTATATCATCTTCAAAATGGTGGATATGGATTTGAAGTTATGAGCAAGGAAGATGTTGAAAACCATGCTAAAACATATTCTCAAGCAGTTAAAAAAGGATGGACAAGTCCTTGGAAAACTGATTTTGATGCAATGGCTAAAAAGACAGTTATTAAAAAGCTTTTGAAATACGCTCCACTTTCAGTAGAGTTCTCTAGACAGATAGCACAGGATGAAACAATTAAGACCGAAATAAGCGAAAACATGGAAGATGTTCCAAGTGAAAATATATTTGAGGCTGAATATTCAGTACATGATGAAGAAGAGCAGCAAGAAGAAGTTCAAACAGACTTGACCGGAACACCGTTTGAGGAGTGATACCATGTACAGACCGGATTTGTTGAGAGTAGAGAGGGGACAAGCTCCCCTCCGTATCCAAAAACGTAGACGAAAGTCAGCAATATTTTCCCTAATTTTAGCATTGACAATTTTGTTATTACTTATTCAGAAATTTTGATATCCCCCTTATTAATATATAGGTGCCCGGGCATCCGGGTGCCACCCTTTAAAGTAGGTGATAAATTGGAAGGATGGATTAGTCTACACAGGAAAATTCAAAAGCATTGGTTATGGAAGGATAAACCATTTTCTAAAGGTCAAGCTTGGATAGACATACTTATGATGGTTAATCACGAAGACGGAAAAGCGTATTTTAGAGATTCAGTATATGAAGTAAAAAGAGGCGAAAGAATCACATCAGAATTACAATTAGCTGAACGTTGGGGATGGTCCAGGAATAAAGTAAGAAAGTTTTTAGACGACTTAAAAAAAGAACAAATGTTGGAAGTTAAAAAGGATAAGAGAAAAACATTTCTAAAAGTAGTAAATTACAATACTTATCAAGTTAGTAAAACATTAAAAAGTACAACAGAAAGTACAAGAGATGAAACAACAGAAAGACAACAGAAAGACATAAACAATAATGATAATAATATATATACTGCTATTACTATTATAGAGGACGAACTTCAAAAAACTGGAAACATAAATCCTGTCGCCCCGGTAGATGCCGATTCTACCAAACAGGATGAGGATATAATAGATAAACTTAATTCAGTTGAAGAAATAAAATCACCACTACAAAAAATTGAAAATCATTATAGAGAAAAAGTACTGCAAAGAACAATAGTACCTCCAAAAGACTTGGAAGCTATCTTACAAATTTATGAAAAAGGATATCCGGTTGACTTTATTATTCAGTGTATTGATTTTGCTTGTGAAAGATACAAAAAGAATAATAACGGCAAGCTAAATATAAAAAGCTTTAAATATTTCATTCCAGTAATAGAGGATGAATGGGAAAAGCAGAAACTAAGAGAGGCAGCAGACAAAATTGACCCTAAAGAGCCTGAGGTTAATTTAAGTAAGGCTAAACAGAAATCTAAACAAAATTATTCTAGTAATAACAAACCTAAAAATAGATTTCACAATTTTCAACAAAGGCATCATAAATACAGCAATGAAGAGCTTGAAAAAATACTTGGGATTAAGTGATTGTGAACGGTAAAAAGTTTAGTGAGGTCATTGTAAAAGCTAAAAAGCATATAAATGCTGATTCTGGAAGTGATGAATCATGAAAACAAAGAAAATACGAATAAGTAGCAAAGAAACAAGAGAAATGACTTGTGAAGAGGTCATTCTTAAATGGGACAATCTTTGCAGAAGTGAAGCTAACAAATTCTCATATAAACATGAATTTGATGATTTATACCAGGAGGCGAGGATTGCATTATTCAAAGCGTTTGAAATTTATAGCAATCCCGAGGTCGGATTTGGATATTTTGCAAGAATATTTGTTAAAAATGCTATGAGAAATTATAACAGGGATAATTCAGATAAATTAGATGTTATTAGCTACAATACAATTTTCAATGAATACGACGACAACAAGAATTTTGAAAACATAGAGAGGTTTTATAGTGAAAAAAATACCGAAAATGAAGCTATTAATATTTTAGCTTTAAATCAAGTAATTTCAAGAGTTAAGAATATGTCTGAAAGAAGGAGAGAAATTTTTATCAAGAGATTCGTTGAGGATAAAGTACAAAGACAAATAGGTTTAGAAGTTGGAATTTCACAGAAAAGCGTGTATCAAAACATTAAGCAAATTAAAAATGATATAAGCGATATTAAGGACTCAATTGCAATATAGGGTGGTGTGGAAATGAATAGATTTTATTTATGGACTGTTATTAGTGCAGTAGTAATTGTTTTAGCTTTAATATTAGCATTCATTTTTAGGAGTAATCCTGAGGCGATAATAAAACTTCAAATAGGTGTAGTTGCATATCAAATTTTTCTAGCTGTGAAAGTTTTGAGGTGGTTATATGAGTGAAGTCAAAATTGTAATTCCAGGAAGACCGGTACCATATGTGAGAATGACTCAAAGAGGTAAGTTTGTAAAAAGCAGAGCAAAAAAGTATCTGGAATATAAAAACTCTATTGGTTGGATTGCTAAAACGAAAATCAAAACTCCTACATCTGCAAGTATATGTATTACAGTTAAGGTTTATATAAACGGCAATAAGCAAGGGGACGCAGACAATTATTTGAAAACAGCTATGGACGGACTCAATAAGATAGCTTACATAGATGATATTCAAGTAATTAAAGCTTCAGTTGAAAAAATACCTTGCGACAAGAAAGAAGAACGGATGGAAATAAGCATAAAGGAAGTGGGATAAATGACTGAAGTTGCTATTAAATATATCTACAGGAGCATAGTGAGATATCTGAACGGGGACGTTGAACTAGCTGAGGAACTAGCTATGACAGCAGAAAAATTACACGATAGAGAGAAAAAGACTTGGTACAAAATTGGACAAGTTATACCGGTAGAGACAAAAGAAAAGATTTATAAGATGGTCGGATGAAGAAGGTGAAATAATGTGTAATCTTACAAAAACAGAAATGTTGGTTCTGAAACTACTAGCGAAAGGCTATGGGAATCGTGAAATTGCTAAAGAGATGTTCATAGCTTATCCAACAGTTAAAAACCACTTGTATAACATTTATAGAAAATTAAATGTGACAAGTGCAAGAAAGGCGATAGCTTACTATTATCAGAACATTTACAAAAGTTGTATTTAGCGATACTGAAAGGGGTGACAAGATGTTAGAGGTCAATAAGATTTATAACCTACCATGTGAGGAAGGTTTAAAAAAAATAGAAGATGAAAGCATAGATGCTATTGTAACTGACCCACCATACGGAATTGGATTTAATTATCATGGTAAAAAAGACGTTTCAAATAATCCAGAAGAATATTGGAAATGGCTACAACCAATATATAAAGAAATGTTAAGAGTATTGAAACCTGGTGGATTCATGGCAATATGGCAAACTCAATTGTACTTTAAGTACTTTTGGGAATGGTTTGGAGAGAATATACACATATATATCGGTGCTAAAAATTTTGTACAGATTAGAAAAACTCCAATAGTACATGGATATGACCCTATTATTATGAAATATAAAAAAGGCAAACCATTAAGACCTAAAAAACAATATAGAAGTATAGATTTCTATGTAGCAAATACAGCTAGTTATGTAACTAATACAAAAGCAATTGAAAGGCAACATCCATGTCCTAGACCAATTGACCAAGTAAACAGGAAGGAGAGGAATTAGTGAAACAACTACTATCATGCCCTATATGTGGGAAACAACCAAATCTAAGCTCATTAGAGCCAGAGCATCAATCCATGAAGTATTTTTGTGGCGTTCATATTGCATGTGGTGATTGGAAAAGTACAAAGGAATTGGCTATGTTAGATTGGAATAGACGAGTAAAAGAGTATGAAGATTATTTAATCGCAGTTAAAACTCCTTTTACGGAAGAATGGTTAAATAAACAAGCACAATTTAAAGCAAGTACATATTGCGAAGAATGTGGGTATGAAACAGAGGTAATGACTATGAAAGATTTGATTTTCAAACTTAGTATGGAGGGGGGCTATATCGTAAGTGATAAAGATGGTGGCTATTTTAGCAAATGTCCAAAGTGTGAAAGTGAAAGATTGTCCTTAGAAAACGAATAGTTACCCATTATAAAGATATACCCTTAAATACAAAAGATTATAAAGGAGTTGGGGTGATAAATGTTCAATAAAGTATCAGAATTAAACGCTTTTGACACGATAATAATAGACGATACGGTAATGAACAACATAAAAAGCAAACTCTATAACGCTAATAGGCTGATGCCTGTCTTTGGCATAATAACCGAGGGCGTAATAAAACATATAGAGTATTCAGAGTGATAATTGACAATTTTGTTATAGAAAATGGTTTGGTACTAGATTGCTTTATGGGTAGTGGCACAACAGCAATAGCTTGCATTGAAACGGATAGAAAATATATAGGTTTTGAAAAAGAGAAAAGATATTATGATTTAGCAAATTTTAGAATACAGAAACATCAGTTACAGCTGAGGATTATGTGACTAGATTAATAGAATTTTAGGGAAGGAGGAAAGTTAATATGGCAGACTAAAGGTGTTTACTGTAAATGTTCTGAATGCGGGATAGAAAATGAAACCGTAGATTTTACATCTGAAACTCCATATAGGATGGTATGTGATAGTTGTTGGGATGAAATTAGAGATTATATCAAATTTATAGGTTATGGATATATCGCCTATAAAGACGATAATACCCCATATCCTAGATAAGTGTGGACTTATTTAGTCACTAAAATAAGACTTTGTCCGAAGGTGAGCATATAGAAAAAGCAGAGGAGGTTGAGTGATGAATATTAAAATTCCAGTTGTGATAGAAGATGCAGAAGAATTTACTTGTCAAGATTGTGAATATTACGATCACTATAACGGATTATGTAAAAAGACTAAAGAAGAAAAACACTTTTTAGATTCAGTATGTAAAGATTTTAAGTATGTTCCATTTTAATTTGGGAGGGTTGAGTGATGAAACAACATATAACTGTTGAGCAATTATTTGAACTACAAGATTATAAACTAGCAGAGGTAATGGATGAAGAATTTCAAAATGCAGTAAGAAATCTTAATTGTAATCCATATATGTCTGATACAGAAAAAGACAATTTAATCGAAGTGTTAGCAGAGCAAGTTACCATAGGCAAAATGATAGAAATATTATATAACCATACATGGCAAGTTACCATAGGCAAAATGATAGAAATATTATATAACCATACATGCGATATTGTAATCGAGAGTGCTGGTTGCAATTGGTATGTTGATATTAATACGGGGATATATAAATCAAGAGAACTCTGTGACGCTCTTTGGGAAGCAGTGAAAGAAGTTTTATAGGAGGGGTCGAAGTGGAGAAACTCACTAGCTAGAGATTAATAATTATAGAGAGGCTATAGGATATTATTATAAAAAACAATTCATGTGTATAGTCGAAGAACTTAGCAACGAAGAATCTATCAGTACTCAAAGCTTAAGACAAAAAATTTCTGAAATGATAGCATAAAAGCAACAAAGGGGGCAACAGGGTGAAAGAAAATAAGAGAAAAAAACTAGAGCATGATATTAAAGAATTCATAAAAAATGTACTAAACTTAGCAGAGCAACAGGATAAGTTAGATCACATGAATATTGAGATATCAAATCACAACGGAAACCTGCAAATGGACTACAAACTTAGAGATAGAAAAAAAGTATATTAAAGTCCTACTCTACATAGAGCGGACACTATCGGAAATCATTCTGGTAGTGTCTTTTGTCTTTTTATTTTGGGAGGGAAGAAAGATGGCTAAGGTGAGGGATGTTATTTCAAATGAGAGCAAAGAGAAGTTATACAAGCTTACTAAACAAATACTTGACAAAAGAAGGGATATATCAATAAATGAGGCTATGAAACATGATTCATACAAGAGAGTGAATCGTAGACTACGACAAGTGAGGTGGGGGAAGTGTGGATTGCATCAAGAAATATAATGATTTGCTTATTGAAATAGATAATCAAGAGTATATTGTTGATGGGTTAGAAAGAGAAAAAAGATATCTTGAAAAAATGATATTTGCATCTGGTCCTAAGGATATAACAGCAATAAATTATGACCATGGACCGACAGGGAGCATGGATTATACTCCTTTTGATGTATTGCTTTCTAGGTATGAAAAAGTTTGTGCTAGATTGGAAATTGAAAAGAGTATTCTAAAACAAAAGCTAGAAATAAGAAATAAGATATTTAAAAACATTAACAGACTGAAAGGTTTAGAATATAAAGTAGCTTATAAGAAAATAGTTGAGGGAAAAGATTTAAGTAGAATAGCTGATGAATTAGGGTATTCAGTAGGATATATAAAAAACATTAGTTCAAAAATAAACAAAACTTTTAATGAAGCAGTATAAATATGTGACTTTTATGTGACTTTTTTGTTGAAAAAACGTGATACAATGATATTGAGAGAATATATCGTATTCACAGCTTCACAGCTATGGTAAAGGAAAACACCCGGGAAAAAATCTCGGGTGTTTTTATTATACTTAATTCCCCGTAGGGATATATATTTACATGTAACCCCCTATCGGGGGTAGAGGTGATTTTTTTGAAGAATAAAATTAGCACTAGAAGATTTAAGAAATCAAAATGCTATGGTTGTGTTTGGCTAAAAAAAGTTAATGAGAATCTAGTTTTTAGATATATATTAAACTTAGTAGGGGCCCTAACAGGCTCTTTTTTCATGCTCAAAACAACTCAAACTCAAAAAAAGCGACTAGCGTTGAGGTGGTGATATGGAAAACATTAGAGCACCAGATGTAAAAGAAGAAGCAAAACAAGATTACCTAAGTGGAATGAAATATAAAGAATTAGCTGAAAAATATGAAGTCAGTATCAATACAATTAAGTCCTGGGTAAAAAGATATGGTTGGGCTAAAGAAAAAAATAAAAAGGGTGCACACAAAACTAAAAAGAGGGGTGCACCCTATAATAATAAAAATGCAGTAGGCAATAAAGGTGGAGGAGCTCCTAAAGGAAATAAAAATGCTGTTGGGAATGATGGTGGAGCTCCAGAAGGGAATCTAAATGCTCTTAGACATGGTGCCTATCAATCTATATATGCTAACATGCTTTCAGGTGAAGAAAAAGCATTGTACGAACAAATATCTGCAACAACAAACATAGATGAAGAAATAAAACTACTTAGACTTAAAATAGCAAGACTTCTCAATCGTGAGAGGTCATTTTTTTATGACATGTTTGGAAATAAGATTGAAAAAGAAATTCCAGAAGAAGATAGAATAAACGGCATTAATGCTTGTATGGAGCAGTTAAGAAAACTTATTGAAGCAAAAGCAAAGATGACAAATGATACAGAGCAGCTACAATTAGAAAAAGAGAAGTTCGATTTCCAGAAATATAAAACTGATGTAGAGCTGCAGCTTAAGAAAGAGAAACTTGAACTTGAAAAAATTAAAGTCAATGGAGATGATGAAGAATATGTTGATGATGGTTTCTTAGATGCTTTAAAAGGAGAAGTAAATGAGGTGTGGGATGATGAGTAAAATAAAATCCTCACCTTTTAAATTTGTTCCATTTAGTAAAAAACAGAAGAAGGTATTAACTTGGTGGCTTCTAAATTCTCCTGTTAAAGATAAAGATGCAATTATTTGTGATGGTTCTGTAAGAGCTGGAAAGACATTGGTAATGTCCCTTAGTTTTGTAGTGTGGGCCATAGAAACATTTAATCAACAAAACTTTGGTATGGCAGGTAAGACCATAGGTTCCTTTAGAAGAAATGTTTTATTTTGGCTTAAAATCATATTAAAACTTAGAGGATATAGAGTCCAGGATAAAAGAGCAGACAACCTTATAGTAGTTAAAAAAGGTCATGTAGTTAATTATTTTTATATATTTGGTGGTAAAGATGAAAGGTCACAAGACTTGGTTCAAGGTATTACTGCAGCAGGTTTTTTCTTTGATGAAGTAGCGCTTATGCCTGAAAGTTTTGTTAATCAAGCAGTAGCAAGATGTTCTGTTGATGGGTCGAAGTTATGGTTTAACTGTAACCCAGAAGGTCCATATCATTGGTTTAAGGTGAACTGGTTAGACAAGCTTGAAGAAAAGAACGCTTTGCATCTACATTTTACAATGGATGACAACCCATCACTGACTGAAAAAGTTAAAGAACGTTACAAAAGAATGTTTTCAGGAGTATTCTATAAACGTTATATTCTGGGCTTATGGGTTATGGCACAAGGAATTATCTACGACATGTTTTCTGAAGAAACCCATGTTATAGATGAAGATTATAAATACTGGCCCAAAGATAATAGATTTGAAGAATATTATATTGCTATTGACTATGGAACCCAAAACGCCTGTGTATTCCTTTTAATAGGGAAATATAAAGGGCGTTATTTTATTATTGATGAATATTATTATTCTGGCAGAGACAAAGGAAAGCAGAAAACAGATAATGAGTACTTGAATGACCTCGTAGAATTTATCGAAGGTAAGATTATTAAGTATTTTATAGTAGACCCATCAGCAGCTTCATTTATAACTTTACTAAGAAAGAAAGGATATAGCGTTATAAAGGCTAAAAATGATGTATTAGATGGAATAAGAGAGGTAGCAAAAAGGATTAGTAATTTGGAGATATTTGTTCATAAACAATGTCAAAATACTATAAAAGAATTTTTCTCATATATATGGGATGAAAAAGCTGGAGAAAGAGGAGAGGACAAACCAGTTAAAAAATTTGACCATGCAATGGATGCATTAAGATACTTTGTTTATACAGTAATTAGAGGAAATACAAGTAGAAAAAATTATTCAGGAAAGGGGGCAAGATAATAATATGGACTATACACAGATTATACTCAGTGAGCTTGGAGGTTTATATGGAAACCAAGTACTGCAGGACATGAAAGAAGTAATAGAACTTTATGATTTTTATGAAGGAAAAGGGCAAGATTGGCCAGTACCATTGGATTTAGATTACAAACCTACAAAACTTAAAACTAACAAAACTAAGAAACTCATAAAAGAAGAAGCTAGGTTTATGTTTTCTAGAACACCAGAGATAACGATTAAGGCTACTAAAAAAGATGAAGAAAAAGCTAAAAAATTACAGTCTATAGTTGATAATGTACTTAAAGAATCGAAGTTTCCAGATAAACTTATAAAGGCAGCTAGAGACTGTTTTATTGGGAAAAGAGTAGCTTTAAAGCTTAATGCTGATAAAAATAAAGGAGTTAAAGTTCTATTTAGACCTTCATTAGAGTTTATATATGAAACAGACCCAGAGGATATTGATAATCTAAATAAGATTATCTTTTTTTATGGTCAAAATGATAGTGAAAATAAATCAGAGCAAAGAATCTGGAAACAAGTATATTGGATTGAAAATGAAAAATGCTATCTTACAGAAGGGGTATATGATGGATATGGTAATCTTGTAGAAAGTATCAAAGAAAATGAATATATAGGGATAGACTTTATACCATGCACGATAATAGTTAATGATGGGCTTACTGGTGATATGAACGGAGAATCTGATATAGAAGAACTCCGAGATAATCAAAACATATATAATAGATTAAAATCTGATGATGTAGATGCACTTAAGTTTAATATGTTTCCTGAAAGAGTAGCTATAAATGCATCAGAAAATAGTTTAAAAAATTTAAAAATAGCTCCAGGGGCATTAGTTGACCTTCAAACAGATCCTACTTCTGAAAATCAAGCAGACTATAAAACTGTAGAAAGCAAATTTTCTTATGACAG